CCACAGCATTTGCAGCGGCCTCTGCAGCGGTGCTGCCAGTGCCCAAGAACACCGTGGTGTTGCCTGCATTGATGAATCGAAACTGGCCTGCGTTCTGCGGGTCGAACTTCTCATAGACAGGCGCTTGAATGCCAGTAGGAGCTGACGTTGTGGCTGCCACGACAACGGTCTTGCCAAAGGGTGCAAATGCGATTTGTGAATTGCCAGCCATGTCAGACTCCTTGCGCAGCAGTGGCTGCTTTGTACGCCGCGATCACGGCAGCAGTGTGGGTGGCAGCGCAGATGGCCTGCACGCGAGCATCCTCGCCAGCGTAGTCGTCGCCAGGTGCAACAACATGGCGGTGGAAGTTGCCGCTGATCTGCTTACCATCTTCCAAAATGGCGATCTTGGTGCGCACTTGCACAACACCTGATTCGACCACTTCGATTCGGTCAACGATTTGAACTTTTTCCAACATATCATTTCCTTGTTTCCAGCCTGACCATCCAGTCAGGCATTAAGGCTGGTGGGCCGCACCAGTACGGTTATGGGGCTATTGCACCAAATGTTTTCCAAGTGCCGGGAGTACCAGAGGTGGTACATACAAAACCAATAGTACCTCCAGCAGCTGGAGCGTTGTTGTACACAATTGAACCTTGGGACCACGCGCCTGTTGTTGGCGCAGCAGATGCAAAATATGTATCTGGGTTGCCACGGGTCAATGTGGCAGTCACCAGTCCGGTGGCCGATCTTTCACCAGAAAAACTTTTGAGGTAGTTTTCGCCCCAATACTGCAACGCTTGTGCTTGTAGCCGAACAGCGTAGTCATAAGTGTTGACAAACGTGTTGCCAGAAATTCGGGTTTGAGTTTGATCACCGCCTGCGTAATACAAAGCGTATTGAGTTTTTATTTCGTCTCCATACACATAATTCCCCTCAATAACGCGCCCGACACCAGTGCCGCCAGCAAACAAAATGCCAGAATTATTTCCGTTGGTGGGATCACCTGACAAACCCGGTGCTGTGATTACATTGTCTGTAATGGAAACAAAATTTCCACCATTGTTGTGGTAAATGCCGTTTGATTGAGTATTCAAAATTACATTACCGTCAATTACACACGATGGAGCTTCCACACAGGCAACTCCGTAACGCGCAGTTGTGAAAATGCTGTTTCCGACAATTGTTGAATTTTTAGCATATCGGACATTGATACCATCTTGACCAATCACTCGAAGTGTATTACCAGTAATGCTGACAGCATTTGAGTATTCAATAGGCGTTACGGTGGTATTGTTTATCGCAATACCATCTTGACCAATGTTTAGCAACACATTATTAGAGCAAACAATGTTTTGCGGTTCTTGCGAAGAACTTGCCTCATTGTGTTGGAACTTGATGCCGTCAAGTTCAATTGCTTTCAGCACATTGCCTGTAACTGTAATGTTACGAACACCAGCATCAATGTACATTCCATGTTCAATTGGAATAGTATCGATGGTGTTTCCTATAATGTTAACGTCAGTGCTATCGGCAGCAACAATTAGTCCTTGAGCAGTATCTCCAATTACGTTGCCTTGAATGGTAATTAAAGACCCGTCAATCGTAATGCCTGTGCAATTTCTAAAACTTGGGTCGCTCAATACAGACGTACCGGGGCCAGTGACTACGTTGTCCAAGAAACTAAAAGTTCCCACTTTACCGTAGCTCACAGTGCTAACTGGAGAATAAGCAAACCAAATAAAATAATTGTCCTGAATTGTAATTCTTGTGGAGTTAGTACCAACAGAAATACATACCGCCAGCGAAGTTGACGAGTTTACAAAATCAGTCCGATAGCCTTGAAAAACACCACCTCGGATAATGACATTGTTTACTCCGACAGCATTAAACATGCGCGTTTGAGCAGTGTACATTTGCACTTTAGCCCGATTAAAGTCAAGCACTTGCCCTGATTGAAGATTTAATGTAGCCGTTACTTTGTAGACCTTAGAGGCATCGCCAAATACAACGTATTTGCCCGCTGATAACGCAGCTTGAATTGCAGCAGTGTCATCGGTCACGCCATCACCCACAGCGCCATAATCAGCCACATTGATAGGTGCGTTGCTGATCATTGAGTAAGAAACTTTGGTCAAAGACATAATTTTTCCTCACACGCTATATGTGATTGAAGCAGTGATAACGTAGTTATTTACAATCATGGACGTATTGTTATAAAAAACGCAATACATGGTATTGTCAGCGTTGGCAATTCGAGTGCGTCCTCCATCCCCCACTATCGCTGTTTCAGTTGCTGATCCAGCAGCAGCGCCGCTTGAAGTAAAAGGAACTGTTATTAAAAGAGCGCCAACACCTGTACCTGCGTTTGTAATTGTTAATTGCACAGTTGCAAAAACCAGTCTGCCAACTTTAGTGTATTTGGCTGACGTAAGCGTATAGGAAGTAATTGTTCCAGCAGCCGCAGTTACGGTTGGTGTGTAATCACCTTCTTCATAATCACTCAGCAACTCGCTTGTGCCTGTGCCCGGTGTGGCAGAAAAGTCGATGCCTTTGCCTGCTGTGCCAATGACGAGATTGCCATCGATGATGGTCTGATCGCCAGTGCGTGTTGATGGGAATCCAACTGTTTTTAGCATTGCTTTCTCCTTAGAACAGGAATTCGATCACCGAGGTGAGCGGAGGCGCTTGAGAGAACGTCACATTGCCACTGGCCACCGTGTAGGTGTTCTGGTTCTGGTAGACGCCATTGATGTAAATTGCAAACGGTGTGGAAGACACCGGAAATATGAGCTGTATGCCATCGCCGGTTGCATTGGTGGCCACCGAGCCAGAATCAAGATTCCCATTGAGCGAGCTGTAGACCAGGCTGCCTCTGCTGTCTTGCACCAAGATGCTGTAGTCGCTGCCAGCATAAAAGCGTGCTGGCGTGCCCTGGTAGACCGGATAGCCATTGAGCGTGCGGATTGGCTGCGGTGCTGCAATGGTCAGAGCCGAGTCCCAATAGACGCTGATTGGGTTCGTCTGCGGGTTCAGGTTGACCGTGCCAACCCAGATGTACCCGTTCTCGAGCGGCAGGCCGTCAGCGCCAGCGAATGCTGGGTACGGTGGTTGGATTCTGAGTGCGCTCATTGTTGTTGCTCCTGGGTGGATTGTCTATCAAGGCTGCACTGGTGGCAATGCGTTGAGTGCTTCATTGATCTGTGCCTTGGTGCGGCCTTCTTTCCTCATCTTGACGATCTGGCGCAGACCTGTTGCCACTGGCAACGGGAGGCCTGTAAGCGCCCCTGTAGCCCCTGCCTCTGCAATGGCAGCCATGAGAGTTCCAGCAGTGCCTGAAGTGTTCACCAAAGTGCCAGGCGGCACCGTGGTGACGTAGCGAACCACATCGTCAAGGTCTCGCACGATCTGGGCATTCTGCTTGCCCAGCATGACATCAAGACGCCCATTCGCATCAAGCGCCTTCACTGTCTGGTGCAGCTTGGCAGGAGAGATCAACGGTCGGTCTTGCGAATCCATGCCCATGCCCTTAGTGGCCTCGTCTCGCAAATGGCGCACGGTTGCACCTTGCAGTTCTTTCCAGGCCTGCTGTCCGTCTTGGCCACTTGTGAGCAGGACGCGCTTGAGGAACGTGATTTCGTCAGGCGACGAGTTCAAGATGGACCTGCGGAAAACCTGATCGGATGCAACCTGTGGGTCTTCCATGCCTTTGCGGTTCTTGATGAGACGTGCAACAATGGCGCGGTTTTCGTACTTTCTAGCTTGCTCAATGCGCGTGGCCCTGGCCTTCTTGTACAGATCACCACCCATGCCTTCGGTCTCTGTGTCAAAGACTCGGCGCAATGAGCCGCCATGAAACTGATCTGCACCCTCAAAGCCAGCACGCTGGAAGGTCTGGCGCAGGCTTTCTGCTTGTTTGAGTGTGACCGGCTGTGGTATCAGATTGCCGCTTTCGTCTTGGACTGCTGCACCGACTGCAATGGCCTTTGATCGCGCAGCCTTGAGAACAGGAGCCAGATCGCCCTCTGGGATGTTCTCATTGATGTATTCGACCACCGAATTGAGGGTGACGTTGTTCTCCAGCTCTCCGGCTTTCTCTGCCGCCTTGTAAGCCGCACGGGTCTTGTTTTTGGCTGCGGTCAGGCCTTCTGTCAGGGATTTGACGACAGCGCCTCCAGTGCTTGCCAAGTCCATGAGCTGGGCATCTGTCATGTCCACCAAGGTGTCAAAGTTCTGCAAAAGCTGCAGATTATTTTCTTCGGCACGCTGGCGCAGAGGTCCACCCAGATCGCTCTTGATCTGCTCCTTCTCAAAGGCCAGTTGCTGGGCATCCCTGGTGGCTGCGCCTTTGGTCAATGTGACCGGCACAGGTAGACCTTCTGCAGTCGCTGTGCGACGCAGCACCTCTGGAGTCGCTGCCGCCCCAACAGACACGCGCCCAGGTGTCAGAGCAGGCGCAGCAGGCTCAATCCCCAGCGTTTCTTGCACGGCAGTAGTGACCGCCTGCACAGGCCTGGCCACAACTTGCCCAGTTGCCCTGGCTGCCTGTTGCGCTGCAGTAGCGCCACGCCGAGCTGTGGCCTGCACGATAGGCGCAGCCTGCCTGGTGGCCTGCACCAATTGACCAGGCGCAGCAACCACCGGCAAGACAGGAGGCAAGGCTGTTGCCAAGAATTGGCCGGCAGCCTGAGACATTTCCTGGCCGGTCTCTGTGCGTGGCTGATAGGTCAAAGCCTGGCCACCCGCTGCCGCCGCCTGCTCGACTGCACGCATAGCCTCCGGTGTGCCAAATTGACCAGACAGAATTTGCTCCGACAAGCCTTTCAATACTCCGCCAATCGTGCCGAGCGTGCCGCCAGTGGCCGCAGTTCCAAAAGTCAAAGCAGTCTCACCGGCTCCGACAAGTTGCTGGCCGATGGTTGGCTGTCTTGGTGGCGGTGCAATCTGAGCCTGTGTGGCGGCTGTGGTCTCTTGAGCCTTTGCGAACTGATATGCCTGGGCAACAGTGTCGAACTCAGGAGTGCCACGCTTATCAGCGTTTTTAACGATCCAGGCTGCATATTCTTGTGCGGTTGCCATTTATTTGCCTCCGCGAAGGATTGCATCGGCTTGAGACATGACACTTGCTGCCGTGGCCGCAGGTGCCGCTGCTGGTGGTGTTACAGGCGCTCTGTTGGTCGGTATTTGGCTAATCGCCTGTTGACGCCGTTCTTCTGCAATCTGTTCTGGGGAGCGATATTTTTGTGCCACATCACCAACAATGCGCTGGGCAAAGTCGTTGAACGTTTCGCCAGCGTTTGCAGCGTAGTCACCAGCAATAAAGGTGCCTTTGGCACGGGTCAGCAGGCCGTTGTTCTGAGACAGCCAATCGGTCTTGGCGTTGTTGATGGACGAGTCAATGTCCTGCATTTTGGCCATGCCGCGAAGGAAAGACGCGAGCGTTGCTGCATTGGCAGTCTCAGGAGGAATTCCCTTGAGAGCCAGCTCAATGTCTTTGTCGGTGGCCACGCCAGGCGGCAGTGATTTGATCGCAATCGTGTTGCGCACGCGGGTGTATTCGTTCCTGATCTGGGTCCACTCGTCTTGCCGACCAGTGGCCTTTGCAAGCCACTCGGTTGCCGACGTAAATGCGCCCTTGCCGCCTTGTGCAGCCTCAATTCGCTTGGCCAGATCATTGAACTGGACTGCAGCCTGTTTGGAAGTGGACGCCAATGCAGCAGATTCATTGATCAGCTTTCTCGACTCTGCTGGGATTTCAGTCAGTCGAGATTTGATGCTGGACATTTTGTCTGCAACATCTGCCGCTGTTTTTTGAGCGTCAAGATTCAAACGAGCAGAGCGATCCCTTATCTGGTCACGAAGATTTTTGATATCCCAGTTGGTCTTATCCAGCCCTGCAATTTGAACACGCTCTGCGTACTTTGCATCGACAACGGCTTTTTGTGCCTGCGCCTTGGCAAGATCAGCATTTGCTTTTGCCGTCTCTGCCGCGTTTGCTGCTGTGGCCTGTGCTGTTTTTGCATCGGCAATGGCTTTGTCTGCATCGGCAACCAGCCTTCTAAGTGCTTCTGGTGCCTGAGCAGCGGCTCTGGCTTCACCGCCAACACTTGCCGCGGTCAATGCTTGTTGCTGTGCAGTTTGAGCTTGTCTTAGTTGTGCTTCTGCCTCAAGCCTAGAAGGCGTATCTTCAGCCTCTGCAACTTTCCTTTCTGCTTCAGCCACAGCAGCATCTGCCTTAGCAGTTGCTTCTTTAAGTGCTGCTGGTTGCAGAGCTGCTGCCCTTTCCTCTGCGCCTACACTTGCAGCAGTAAGTGCTCGCTGTTGTGCAGCTTGAGCAACCCTCAAATCTTGCTCTGCAACCAAGCGCGAAGGCGCGTCTTTTGCCTCTGCGACTTTTATATCGGCATCCGCTATTTCTTTCCTGACTTGAGCCAGTCTCAAATCTTGCTCTGCTTTCAGCCTGTCAGGTGTATTTCCTGCCTCTGCAACCTTTTTCTGTGCATCTGCTACAGCGGCATCTGCATCGGCAACGGCCTTCTTAAGCGCTGATGGTTGCAGAGCCGCAGTCCTGCGCTCTTGCCGAACATCAGAAATCCCTTTGTACCACTCTGAACCAAAACCAGAGGCTACGCCAAGAAACTCCATCATCTCCGCTGCACCTTTTGGATTTGTCTCGGAGATCGTCAGGATGTTCTGAAATGCACGCTTCTGGTTTGGGTCTGTCTCGGCATCAATACGTTCTTGAAGGATCGTCTTGGCTGTTTCTGGATTTGACTCAAGGGCCAGCAGCACCTGTGATGTGAAACGCTTGGATGAAGCCAGCTTCTCAGCGCCCATGTTCTCGCCGATTAGCTTCAAGGCATCAAACTGCTGCTTGTTTGCGCCGACCAGTAGTGGCTGCAGTTCCTCAATCCTGCGCTCGGCAGGTGGCTTTGCGAAGAAGGCATTCAGGCCAGATTGATACTGTTGCTGCTGTGCTTGGGCTGCTTGTAGTTGCTGCATCTCAAAGGCACGCTTCTGCCTTGCTGCATTAATTTCTTCTAGGCCAGCGCCAAGTTTAAAACCACCGAGTGCAGCCTCAAACGGGCTTTGCACATCGACTGCGTAGTTGATCGGGGCTTGGAATGGATTGATGGTGGCCATGCTCTATTCCTTAAAAACCGAAGCCCATGCCAGCCTTGCCGCCTGCACCGTACTGAAAGCCAAGAATCTGAGCAGGCAAGTTGAACAGGCCGCTGAATGCCTTGGCCTCGGCCAGCTCGCCACCAGCACGGGCTGCGCCCTGCTGAGCCAGCAGGTTGGCCACATTGGTTCCGGTCTCCATACCAGCAGCGCCGACACCAGCAGCAGACCGCTGGCCCAATTGCGTCATGTCGCCCAGACGTCCGTATTGCTGCTCGATGAGGCTGGACAGGAGCTGTGGCCGGAACTCGCTCAGTGCTGCCTGGATGTTGCCACCACGCAGGCCACCAGTGGCCGAAGCACGCTGCAACAGGGCTTCCTCGCCTTGCTGGGTTAGTGCTTGGAAAGTCTCGCCACCTCGGATGCGCTCAATGGCTGCCTGCTCTGCCTCTGGACCTTGTAGGCCAAGCAAGGCCTGCTGTTGCTGGAGCGCAGGTAGACCTGCCTCTGTGTAAGGTTTGAGCAAGGCTTGCAGGGCATCAAACTGCCTGCGCTGCTCTGCTACGCCAGCCTCTGCTGCGCCTGCTTGAATACCTGCGGCCTCGCCTGCTGCATCGGCCTGCATCATGCCGCCGAGCAGTTGAGTGCCTCCAACGATTAAGCCAGTTACTGGATCAGGCATGGCTGAACTCCTTCATGTAGTCTTCGAGCGTCTCGCCATACAGTCCCATGACTTGAGACGCCGCTTCTGTAGCACGCTGTGTGCCGTGGCACAGCGCCACAGCGATCAGCACAACGTCATAGTATCCGGCACGCCAGACGAATGATCGCGCATCGGCCTTGCCTGCTCGCTCGGCCTGGTCAGATGCCTGCCATTTGAGAATCATTGAGGCAACGATGGGAGAGAGTGTTGGTGCGTTTGCCTGCCAGAATGCGTTCTGGCCCATGCCAACCAGGCTGTTCCAGATCACCGCATTTAGGTCTTCGCGCTCGACTGGATCACCATCGGCCACATCGTCAAAGACCTGAATGGCACCATAGAGCATGAGCAGCCACTCGACGGCTGGCGCAGGAAGCGCAAGAGACCTTTGCAGGTTCTCCTTCAGCCAATCGACACCAGTCATGCGCAGCTCCTCTTCAGGGTGAGCTGCTGGCGGCTCGATAGGCTCAGCGACTGCATTTTCCCACATTTCGACATCTCGTCAATCTTCTTCGTCTTCGCGCTCTTCCCAGGCCTGGCAGACCCGCAGATCGTGGCAGATGAACTCCAGCTTTTCGCAGTAGCCCCTGAAACCAGCGTCGGTGTCCCACTCATTGCGCGGGATGCGCTCCATCTTGAGCTGCATCTCGACCGAGTTGTCGTAATACTCGCAGTTCGAGCAGCGCCGCCGACGGGCCTCTTTCTCATCGCACTGCATGGCCTTGCCGACTGCAACCCAGAAAGTCTTGTTGGCTGTCGGCTCGTTGCTTGGGTTCTCAGGTCCGAGCATCCAGTCGTCGATGGCGACCTGGGTGTTCTTTTTGTTCTCGGCTGTGGTCAGGAACTCTTCCTCATAGGGAATGCCGCCAAACCCAGAAATCATCATCTTCGGCATCTTTGCGTAGTCCATGTCTTACTCCTATCAGGTGATCTCGCGGCCAGATGCGCGGATTGTCAACGATGTGGCTGCGCTTGCAACGGTGGAGATGAAGCCACTAGGCTCCAAGGCCTGGCCCACCAGCTCGGGAAAAGTGTAGGTCTCGTCTGGTGCGATGGCACGGGTGTCCACAATCAAATTGCTCGCGCCTGCGCTGCCGCCACTGGTCACCAAGTTGACGCTGATGGTCATGTTGCCTGCGCTGGTGTTGGTGGCCGTGAATTTGTCGATGATGGTCTTGCAGTTCGTCGCCGTGTACTGCGTTGTCTGGCTGTTCTCGGCCTGCTTGGCAGGAATCAGCACCTTGATGGTTACGGTCATGTCATGCTCCTTATGTGGCTTCAGCACCGCTGGCCGTGATTGTCAGGCCTGTCGATGCTGCTTGAACTTGGATGGTTTCGGCTGCGTTCATAACCTGCACGCCGTTGTACTGCAGGGCATTGTTGGCCGGTACAGACACATCGTATAGGAAGGCGTTTGTCGTGCCTGCCGTGCCAGCAGAAGGCACCAGAAACACCCGCACATTGATGGCCGCTGCCGTGGTGTTGGCAATACTGAACTCTTTGAGCAGCGTGCGAGTGCTGGCTGGGACCGTGTAAAGCGTGGTCACGCCAGTGGTGATCGCAGCCTGGCCCAGCTTGGTTGGGGTGATTACATCGAAAGCCATGTGAGCACCAAGTTAGATTTGACAAATGCAGGTAAGGCGGCTGACGTCAATGGCCCACTCTCCCAGCGTTGCTGGACGCCATCGTAAATGAGGACGTCGCCGGTTGCCGGTGTTGGAGCGTAGACGTCTGAAAGTTGGCCGACCAGCGGCTCAGCTTGAACCCTGACAAATACGGAGCCAGATCCTCCAGACCCAGCATTGACCACCGCAGCCACCACCACATGAGGGATTGGGGCTTGTGGCAGATTCTTTGTCAGGCCACCAGCAAACGATGGGTTGTAGTACAGGATGTCGCCATCTGCCCAGACTTCGCCATAAGGCGTGCCTGTGGTGTTGAATCCTCGCACCAGACCGAAACTGGAGACCAAGCCGAAGTCGTTCAGCACAATGGCCTCTGCCGCCACGCCCATGACAAGCTGGCCATTGGTCAAGCCGGTCGATGGTTTGCCCTTGAGCACGCCAGACGAGCCTACAGCGCCATCGAACATCACCAGTTGCCCCTTGGCAATGTTGGCCGAGGCCTTGATGTAGTAGTACTGCGACTCGCCAATGGACTGGTTGACGTTTGGCGTCATGTCCAGGTTGAGCGTGTAGCCACCATTCCAGTGCAACCTGCCGACCTTCGTGGCCGGATCAGGTGCATTGGTATTGAAGTCGATGTAGTCGGTGGTGACCGAGTTGTTGTGCTGCTCTACTGGCGCAAGAGCCAGCAGGTTGAGCACTTGGGCCAGCCTTGGAATCGCGTCCAGTGCCTGCTGAATCTTGGCGTTCAGAACTGCATCTTCAACGGCTGTGTCTTGCGCCAGTGCTGCAATCTGGGCCAGAGCCTCGTTGGCCGTGGCTGCCGCTGTGTCGGCCTGGTACTCGAAGTCGGTGCCAACAATGGCCTGCAGCTCGTCCACAGCAGCAAACAGCAGCTCGAACTGCCTGATCTGCTGCTGGTCGGTCAGAAACTGCGCGAGCTGGTCGCGTGTCAGGTTCAGCCTGCGGGAGACGGGTGCGGTTGCCATCAGTACGCCAATGCCTCGATCTGGGCCTCAAGCCTTGCAAACGACACATGGGCATCGCTGTCGCCACGAAAGCGCTGGATGCGCCAGTTGCGCATGTGTCCCTGCTGGAACCAAGCCAGGCGCTTGGCGGTGTTGCCAATGGTGCCGACGCTGATGCTGCGGTCCTGGCTCCAGGACAGGCCGTTGACGCTGTAGCTGGTGCTGATTTGCGGGTTCTTGCCCAGCGCCACGCTGCCGGTCAATGCGACCAGCTCAAGGCGGTTAAAGATCGCGCCGTTGCCCTCGTTGTAAACGATGAGCGTGCCGAACTCCCAGCGCACCTGCTGTCCCCAGTGGTGGCCGGTGTCCTGCACCAGATAGCCGATGTTGCTGCTTTGCGGATCGCCTACCAGCCACTTGTCATAGACCCAGACCAGATTGCGTGCGCGGTATTGAGCAAAGCCGACCACAGCCGTGGTCAGAGTGAACCAGACGGGCTGCTCAAGCGCCTCGCTGGCCGAGGCATCGTATACCACCGTGCGGTCTGGCAGGTGAACGTAGAGGTGTTGGTGCGCCTTGTCGTTGCGTGCCTCCAGCTTAACCTTGACCAGTTGCGCCTCGGTGTACTGCAGTAGCAGGGTGTCGATCTCCTGCGTGCTGATTTTCTGGGTGGTTGCTGCTGCGCCAAGATAAATGCCTGGCGCTTCGTTGCGGCCACCGCCCAAGAATGCGATGCGCTCCAGATAGGTGCAGCAAGCGTGCGTGCCAATCACACCTTTTTGAACTTGTGCGCCGTCAATCCGCTGAAAAGGAAACAGTGCGCCGCCCACGTTGTCAAACACCTCTTGCGTGTTGCTATTGAGGGCATAGACCTCGTTGCGCAGCTTGATGAGTGCCACCACAGGGTCTGGATCAACCTCGGAGCTGCCGTACTTCAGCGGGTTGACCTGCATCGGGTCTGACAGCTCAGTGACGACCAAATTGGCACCGTCGGTGGTCATGAAGAAGCCATCCACCCATACCACATCAAGCACCACGCCAAGGTCTGGGTCTGTGACTTGCCGCAAGATGGGAGCTGTTGGGTTCCAGACCGATGTCGCTGTTGTGTTGACCGGAATCCAGTAGTACAGGCGGCCACCGGACGCAATGGCCAGCACATCGAAGCTGTAGTCCATCGTCACCAGCTCTGTGGTTGGCCCACCAACATCGCCCAGCACAGTCACAGTGCCATTGCTGGCCACGGTCACCAGCTTGGTGCCCATGACACGATAGCAGACGCCGTTCCAGTTGATGCCGCCACGGTCAACGCCTGGGCCTGTGCCGTTGGCCACGATGCCGTCGCCAGGCCGCAGAAAGCCATTGCTGATGCCAGACGCCTTTGGCACCGGCACCATGTTCACAGGGTATGCGGTGCGCAGTTCTGGCGTGTTGTCAGCGTAGATGCCGGAGAGGATTGGAACTTGCATTTAAGCCGCCATTTGATTTTGCTTTTGCCAGTAGCCACGGGGCAGACGATTTGCGTTTTGTTGCGCCATTGTGGCCCATCGCACATTGCCTGGCTCATAGTGGCCAAGAGGATCAATGCGGTCAAGCGTCATGCCTTCAGGCCTAACGCCAATGCAATCAATTAGTTGCTGCAATGAAACAAATCTGAATTCCACTTCGGCATAACATGCGTGGTGTTTTGCGCCAGCCAGGCTGCGCTGTCTTGCCTTGTAGTAGCTTGCGCGTGTCCTTGACAAGGCTGGGTCATTTTTCACGCCAGTGCCTTTGCGCGGGTGGTCTCGTCCATCGAACCGCAGCCTGTTATGGCACGGTTTACAGATCAAAGGCTTTCCTTCTTTCTGCAATTTCGATAGGACATCAGATCGAACCATTCTCTTTTCCTCGCAGTTTGGACACCGCACCTCATACTTTAGAAGTCCATTTGGCATACATTGCTCCTTTGGAACACTGTAGCACCATTTTGGATTGTTTACCACTTCACGCGATTACTCCAATATGCAGCACTCATCTTGCCCTTGGCAATGTTGGCAGCGTGCCTGGCCTTGAAAGACTCGCGCCGAGCCTTGTCGGCATTGGACTCGCCTTCCTTCTTTGGGCTGCCTGAGACGCCCTGCTGGCCGAAGCGAATGGTCTTCACTTGGTCGCCGACCTTGGCCACGACAACGTGGCTTTTGGTCGGGTGCGATGGCGTGCGCTTGGGCTTGTTGTAGCCCTCCACTCCAACGCGAGCCAGGCGGCTGTCTTTCGTGGCCATGTCAGGCCACCCGATACCAAGAATTCGTGGCCTGGTAGTAGCGCATCGTGAAGAAGGCATTAGCGGCCAGCGTGGTCGGTGCGCCAAAGGATGCCGCCGCACCATTCAAGGCCAGCGTGAAGCTGGTGATGATCTGGGTGGTGGTCACCAGCACCTGGGTGCCATCAGGCACGCCAGTATTCAGCGGCAGCGTGACCGTGCCAGCGGCCAAGGTGCCAGCAGGCTGGATCAGCATCCACTGCTGCTCGGTGGTTGGCGTCGGAACCGTGATGTTGAATCCGGTCCCAGGCGTGTACAGATTGGTGGATACCGTCGGGGCTGCAAACGTCTGCTGGAAATACTGCAGGAGCTGCGTGACCGAGACCCTGCGTGCGTCGCCGTTGTTCGGCACGTAGATCGGGAACTGGTCTCCACCAGATAACTGCGTGAGTGGTGAAAGTTGATTGATCGTTGGCATGGCTGGTTGTCCTCAGTTGTATTCGAGTGGCCCGTCCTGGCCTGCCAGGAGTGGATCGACGGGTTGGCGCAAGAACGGATCGTCGTAGACGCGCCAGGGCTTGTTGCCTGCACCGGATGGCATGGTCCCAGGCATCTGCTGCTCCATCGGCATGGCCGCACGGGACAGGAGCGTGTTGTAGGACTCCTTGGCCGTGGCCTTGGTGTCTGGCATCACCTGCTTGCCGTAGCTCGGGGCCAGCTTGATGGCCAAGTTGGTGTAGATGGCCTCGTTGGAGCTGTCCGGCACGTTGGTCTGCTCGTCAAGGTCGCTGTCCTGTGGGCTTGATGGCAGCGGGTAAGCCAGCCGGATGCCCAGAGCATTCCATGCGGCCATCATGGTGTCAAGCCTGCGCAGTGCTGACTGCATCTGCTCTGGGCCGAGGTCGAAGGCGTAGGAGGCCAAGCCGATCTCGTCGAAGGCTTGCTCGATGAATTGGCGCTTGGTCCATCCCATGTCATTCTCCCGTTTGCTCGGACAGCCGATCTTGGATCAATTGTCCCAGCTTTTTGTCCCTTGTGCGACCATCAAATCGGATGCCGAGTTCTGTGGCCTTGGCCTCCAGCTCTTCACGGGTTGGCGGTGCATCGTCTTCGATCTGCTTCGGCTCAGGCTCTGCCACCGGCACAACTGCTGCGGCAGCGGCTTTGGCCTTGGCCTGCTCGCGCCAGTCCAGCGGCCTGGCTGGCTTTTTCTTTTTGACGGGCTTGATCGCCCACTTTGGCCTGGGCTTGGTCGGAGGAAATGCGCTGTCGCCTGCCGCCTCGATGGCCTCTGCAGCCGACAAAAACCAGCCATCGGCCAGCTTCTCGTCCAGTTCTTCCTGGCTTTGTACGCTGGCAAAGCCGTAGCTTTTCCCGTTTGGCTTTTGGTAGATGCCTGGGCTTTTGTAGACCAATGAGGGGAACACGCTCATTTCTTTGCCTTTGCTGTCTTGGCCGACGCCACGAATGCGGCCTTGGTCGGTGCGCCCTTTGTGCCAGGCTTGCGCATGCGCTCAGGCGTCTTGCCTGCGGCCTTCTGGCGCTC